CTATAACGAAGGTGCGTTGTTGCCATGGAAGATATACATTTCGGAACCGACGATGTTCTTAGCGCTCTTGGTCTTGCCCCATTTGTTTTCGTCGTAAGACAGCACCCCGACACGAATATCGAGGTCTGGGTTGAGTAGCAAGCTGCTGAACTGATTGCGGGTGACGCCAACTGAGGCGGCACCAGGGAAGCGCGCGATGACTTGCGGGTTATGCCGGATGGCTGCCCATGCAGGCAGGCCGATGACGATGCGGTTGGGCATCATGCCGGTATCTGTGGCTAGTGCTTCGATTTGTGCGTCGATTTCAGCAATCGGGTCGTTGGTGTTGGCTGCACCAGTCCATGCTCCGATACCGCCTGTGGCAGCGATTGAGCCAGCCACTGCGTTGAACACTTTGCGTTCATGCGAAGCGACTGCGGACGAGATCAGCGTGCGCGTTTTAGCCTGCTCTAAATGGAGTGGATCGCCCCGCCCTGCTTCGTCGCGTTCGTGATCGTCAATTGGGATTTCGAGTGCCTGCGGTAAGCAGTTGTAAGTGGGATCTGTGGCGGCGAACTCAAGTCGACGTGCCGGTCCACCGACCGCACGGGAGGTGTCCATGATTTGAAAGGCGTTTTTATCGCTGAAGTCTTTATATTGTCCTGTTGCAGCAGGGACGATGACTTCAGGAGCGATGAAATCGGCCAAAGTGGAACGCAGGTCTTGTGACAGGCCGCGGGCGTAGTTGGTCAGGGTGACGTGGTATTTGCTAGATGACATAGTGGGAAGGTTTGAAGGTGGGACTGTGTGAAGGTTGTGAAGGTTTAAGCTAAAACGATGGGCTTAAAAATGACGGCTTCGATCATTTCGCCCGCTACACCGGCTTCGAGTGCTTGGCCGACCTGCGTTCGAGCGCCTGCGTCGTCATCGGCGTTAACAGTTCCGCCATCTGCTAGGGTCAAATAATCGCCAACTGCTACGGCGGTGAAATCGATCTTGAGCTTAACGGTGCCAGCGAGGCCACCTGCTATGCAGGCCACTGAAGCGGGCTGGCCAGGCGCGTCATAGTGCACGCAGGCCCCCAGCGCAGGTGATACGCCTCCGTGTTCTGCCGGGGTAAGGACACCACCACTTAGATATACAAAACAGCCTAGTAAACTAGTTTCTTGATTTTCAGAAGTAGGGAGAGAGAGAATCGCGTTGGTGCGGGTGAGTTTGGACATAATGTGATTTTGTTGAAAGTTGTGTTTGGATTAGTAAGTAAGATTAGCGGAAGAGATCCGGAGTTTCTGTTTGAGCTTTGGCGAAGACAGTTTGGAAGTCGGCTTGCGGGTTGGCAGCCTGGACTTCAGCAAGTTTTTTAGTTTGCAGCGTCATTTTATCGAGCAGGCCGCTTTGCGCATCTTCGCCCGCAGTGACTGTTGCGAGGACGGGATTACTCGGCAGCGCTTCAAGTGCTTTGACCGCTTTTGCTTCGTCGCGGATTAGCGACTCAAGCCAGAAGCTTTTAGCGTCTTCATCCGCAGGAGCGATGCGACCTGCGGAGACTGCTGCTTCGATTTGCGAGGTGGCGCGGGCTTGGATGGCATCTTCGATGCGGTTTTTCAGTTCCCGGTTTTCAGTTTCTAGTTCAGAGAACTTGGCTTCGATCGCTTGGACGATGGATTCTTCGGAGGCGTCGACGGAGTCGATGAGCTTGAGGGCGTGGAGTTTGGCTTGGATGGTCATAGATTTGAGGGCTGAGGGCTGAGGGGGGAGGCCTGAGGGCGGCAACGACGGAGCGTTGCCCTCCAGGGTTTGGTTCTTAGCGAACAAAGGGGCGATAGATTTGAAGGCGGCGCGGTTGACTAGGCCGCCCATATTGGTTTCGGAGCTGATGACTTTGCCTTCTTTGTCCGGGATAAAGGTCGGCGAAAAACGGCGGAAAGTTTTTTCCTGCACTGCTTTTTCACCCGCCCCGCTCCAGTCGACTTTGGCGCGTACGCCGCCAGTCTTGAGATCGTCGCCCGCCCAATAAAACTCAGTTGGCCAAGCGGCGGCTTCGCGGTCTTCGTGATTGAAGTCAAAGAAGGGACGATCATCGTTCCCTTCGGTGGCTTTGGTTAGCTGGTTTTGTAGGAACGCGTCGAGCGTTTCAGCGGTTGCCGCGTCAACGGAAATCTCTAGTGCGACGGGTTCACCGGCGCGGGAGGCATTAATGCGATGCGTCCCTGGAGGCATATACTGAATGTCAGTAGGACATTTAGCTTTAGCGGATGACTTAGTGCTAATGGCTAAGTCAGTCGTAAAAGCGGCTTTGATAGCGGTGGGCATATAGCGAGATTTGGTTGTGTGATTTTGGATGGCGAGCGATTGAGTTCACTCGATATAACTGTGTTACACTATTGAGCGGCTTTGGCTTTTTTAGTGGCTTTTTTAGCGGCTTTTTTAGCGGCTTTTTTAGCAGGAGTTTTCGCTTGTACGCGTATTTCACAGTCGCAGTTGTGGTGTAGCGGAGGCGGGGTTGTCCAGTTTGCCGGAATAGGTGGTATTGTTGAGTGGGTTGCACTCGGGGCAATCGCCGCCTGCCCAGACTAGGTTGTGGGTTTTGAGGTCGGTGGTGGCGAGTTGAGCCGCGAATGCAATTTGCCCAGCAGCTTGGCGTGCTAGAAAGGAGGCTGTGCTCTCACTGGCCGCTGCGACGGCCGTGGGAAGGTGCGAACCCACTTCGCTCGGAGAGCTATGCCGGTCAAGAGGTGTTAATGTGGGAAGGTGGCAGCCGCACGGGGACTTGGCTGACGTGGGTGGCAATGACGGAGCATTGCCCTCCACTGAAGGTGCCGATACGGAGATCGGCGCTCCCGGGGTAGAAGAGACCTGAGAGCTGAAACCTGAGGCCAGAGGAGATTGGAAGAGGTCCTCTTTTGGGCCGGGGGCTGGGACTTTGTGGCGATCGTAGAGCCATTGCTTGCTGACTGGGAGGCCCATGTCTTGAAACAGCAGTTTGTCGCGTTCGACCATTTTGTGGTCTTTTTCGGGACGCGCGAGTTCGACTTCGAGGAAGGGCAATTCGTCGGCGTTGCCCCAATTCAACTCGATCATGCTGGGGATGAGTTGATTGTTGATGACGTCGATCACATAGGCGGCGTAGTTCTCGTAGAGATCGAGTTCGACTTCGCGGTGGACGTTGCCGAGGGCATAGGAGCCACTGTTGCCCTCTTCACTGGTCAGGGTCTGACCGAGGAAGAGTAGATCGCAGGAGCGGTCGGCGATGGCCATGAGACGCTCGGTCGGCTCGGATTTACCCGCGACGCCTGGTGTGCTGCCGTTGAGGATTTGTAGATCTGTACCTTGTGGGAAGGCACCCCATGCGGCGGTGCCCATGTTGCGTAGCATATCAGAGACTTGATCAATTTGGGTCTGCGGGGCGGCGGGATCATAAGTGGCCCAACGGATCGGGAGGCCGAAGAGTTCGGCCTTATGCGTCATCCACTCCCAGCCGAGCATGCGGCCGAGCCAGAGGTGAGCGAGGGCACGTAGTTGCGCGGTCTCCGCGATGTGACCAGACTTGGCGCGGTAGACGCCAACGAGGAATTTATGCGGGTATTTTTCAAACTGCTTTGGATTAGATTTATCCCGATCAGGGAACAGACGCAAAGCGTTTGGGGAGACTTGAGGGCTGAGACTTGAAACTTGAGATTGCGGGGCAAAGCCCAGGCAGGTCCAGGGGACGCGGCGGGTGCCGGCGGGGACGTATTTACCGTGTTCAATCGTCCAATCGATTTCGAGTACCGAGATGCCACGGGCGACGGCGTCGAGCAGTTCGTAGATGGTGGCTTGGAAGTTGTGTTGGCCTTCCCAAGTGGCGGCTTTTTGATTGTGCAGCGCGTGTTCGACGAAGGCGGCTTTTTCGAGGGCGGCGGCTGACGGCTCTCTGCCCTTCTCGGTCCAGGGCTGGAGGTTGAACGGTAGCTTGGCGACGGCCTTCTTAATCTTGTTTAGGTTGGAGCGGAGGCGATCCCAAGTGTCCTCCATGGTGTTGAACAGCTCATTCTGGAGCATGAGATTGCCGCGGCCACCCTCGTCGAGGATCCAGCCGAGGGTCTCGGGATCGAAGTCGATCGGGATCGGCGAGAGTTGGTTGTCGCGGGCGTGTGGGCGGATGATTCTTTTGGAAACACTCATCCAGAAGAGTCTCGCGCAGAGGCGCGGTGGCGCGGAGGGTGAAATTTAACTGGGCTTCACTGTGCGCAAATGCTATGGGCGAACGCCTAGCTTACAATCACGACTGATCGATGATTTCAAGAATCTGACCGTTAAGGCTTACTTCGGCAGTAACGTAGTTGAGGACTACGCCGCCAAATGCGTTTTTACCTCTGAAAGACGTTTTTACTACAAGATGGTCTCCCTTATCCCAATAAACTGTTTTCACATGCTTGTAACTGCCTGGATCGTTCATCGACTCCTTAATCAATCGGACAAGGTTTCTATGCGACCCGTTCCAAGAGCTAAACTGAGATTTTAAATCTTCTTTGCGTGCAATCTCAGCTTTTCTCTTTTGCTCCTCTAATCTTAAGGCTTCTGCATAATAGTAGTGCTTTTCTTTATAGGCGTCATTACCGGGGTGTAGATTAGATAAAGCTTTATATAGTTCTTCTTTCTTAGCTAAATTGCTCGATGAAGTAATCTCAACTGCGGCTAGTAATTCTTGCGTCTTAAAGGTTTTTTCGATCTTCGTCATTTCGTCTTTTGCAAGTGCGTGTAGACTATTCAACTCGTAGTCATCGGCGACTAGGTATTCATTAGCTTTTTTAAACGCAGCTCCGTAAGCTTCATCTGCAATAGCGACCTTCACATAGGAGATTATGTCATCTCGTTCAGATTGAAAAATTTCTATCTTTTCTTGTTCAAGCCTAGCAGCTCTCTCGGCTCTTACCGTGGCTTCTTGTGCTAAAGTTCTGTCTCTTTCGGTATCTCCAGCCCTGATAGTAAAGATAATAAAACCAACGCTCAGTAACGCTATATAAAAAATTCTATTTTGAAATGAAATTATTATATGCGCTTTTGAATAAACAAAGCGTCTTACTGGTGGCAGTAATAATGCCGAAATCAAGAGCAGGCATATGCCAGATAGTAGCGAAACAAATAATAATGAAATTCCTAACAAAAGGAAAAAAATACCAAATATCCAATTTATTGTGCTGTAGACGTAATTCATGATTCTTCCTCTTATTAGACGTTACAAAACCACAAATCGCCAAGTGTTCAACATTTTTACCTAAGCACATTAATGATACTTCTAGCACTATAAAACAGTCACCAGAAAAATGTTTTCATTTAAAGGCTAAAAGGGGTAACCACAGTGCTTATTTTCAAAGACTTATGCTCGCCAAGCCTGTGCAAAACGAGTCCGCAGCGGACGGTGGCGTCGGCGGTTCTCCCCCACTCTTGCCGGGGCTTGCTCTGAGAGGCCCATGCCTTCGGGGATCTTTTCGGCGGCGTGCATGGCGAGCGCTAAGGCAGTGGCTCGGTCGGCGTGGCCATCTTTGGTGCGGGCGGCGATAAACTTGACCAGGCCTTGCGGGGTAACGATCCGTTGAATGCTGGCGAGGTCGTCACGCAGCTTGGGATGATTCGGAATGCGCACCGTCTGACTTTGGAAGGCTTTCTTGGCGCGGCTGAACAGTTCGCGCTTGCGATCGTTGGTAAAGTTGACGGCGTCGAGCTTGTAGTCCCCTAGCCGCTTGGCTAAATGTTCGGAGATCGGGCCGCCCATGCCGGTCGAATCGATCGCGATGTAACGGGCGCGGGCGACACGTTCGGCGAGGATCGCTTCTTGTTCAGGGAACGGGGTGTTTTCAAGAATCAAAATTT